TTTTTTTCGTTATAAATAGTATAAAGGAATAATACTATGGTAGCAATAAATCCACTCGCAAGACAACCAACCAACTTAGATTTTGCAAGTCCAAGTCAGTTTAAGTTTAGTCTATTAAAGATACCCAATGTAGAGTATTTCACTACAGGGGTAAATATACCAGCAATTTCATTTACAGGAGATGCTGAGATAAACACTAGATATAAATCTATCGCATTTATGGGTGACGCTATGGATTTTGCAGATTTAGAGGTTTCATTTCTAGTAAATGAAAATTTAGAGAACTTTCGTGAGATACATGATTGGATGACAGGTATTGGGTTTCCAAAGGATAATGCTCAATTCGTAACAGCTGTGGCAGAGAATGCTGACTTAAAAACAAGTAATGGAACTTTTGCAAATCCATCTACATTAACAAGCGATGCATCAATAACAATCCTAACAAATAAGAACAATCCTATACTCAGAGTTAATTTTAGTAATTGTTATCCTACATCACTATCTGGATTAAATTACAATGCACAAACAACTGACACAGAACAACTAACAGCAACAGTAACTTTCAAATACGATTTATATACTTTTGAAGTATTATAAATATGTCTGAGCAGGAGATGGTTGACTTGAACAATCTTTTTCTGAGTTCTGAATTTTAGGGAACAATATAGTAACGCAAGTTACAAACCTCTCTGCTCACTTTTATTATTAGGATGTGAAAATATAATGACACTAGACGAACTACAGGCAATCGCCGAAAAAGACTTAAAAGTAGATGACTTAGAGCTCGCCTCAGAATCTACAAGAAACGCAGCACTTCACCAAAAATACCTAACCTTTCTAAATCACTATAAAGGCCTTCTTATTACAAAGAAGTCTGAACTTAAGCGTCTGAAATTAAAGAAGTGGGAATACTTCACAGGTAAATCAGATCCCCAAGTCTATCGTGATAATCCATTTGACCATAAAATCCTAAAGGCAGATTTGCACATCTATTTGGATGCAGATGAAGACCTTATCAAAGCACAGTCTCTTGTAGAATACTATGAGATGTGTGTGGATACTTGTGAGAGATACATGAAGAACATCTCTGATAGGCAGTGGAATATCAAAAATGCTATTGCATGGAGAAGATTTGAAAGTGGTGAGGTCTAATTGACTAAAGTATCCAAGAAGAATGAAGTCTATCTAACGGTTGACTCTGAACCTTCTACTGCAAGAGCTCTATCAGACTTTTTTACGTTTGAAGTGCCAGGCGCAAGATTTATGCCTGCGTATCGCAATCGTATTTGGGATGGTAAAATACGATTATACTCTCCAACAACGGGCGAACTTTATATGGGGTTGTTACCCTATCTAGAAAAGTGGTTAGAAGATTATGACGAACCATATGAAATAAGTGAGGAACTAAAAGATGAAAAAACAATCGACAGACCAATATTGGATGGATTCATTCGACAACTTAATATTCGAGCAAGAGGAGCATCTATTAAACCTCGTGAGTATCAAGTTGATGCAGTGGAACACGCTATTAGAAAACACAGGACTCTTCTTCTTAGTCCTACTGCTTCGGGCAAGTCACTTATAATCTATATCCTTGTAAGGTATTACAATTTACTATTACAGAGTGAAAATAATAATAAGATATTAATACTTGTTCCCACAACATCTTTAGTAGAACAGATGACTTCTGATTTTATTGACTATGGTTGGCAAGAATCACACATACAAAAAGTATACAGTGGATATGGTAAGGAAGTAACCAAAGATGTTGTCATATCAACTTGGCAGTCTGTTTACAAACTACCAACTAGTTACTTTGAACAATTTGGTATGGTTATTGGTGATGAGGCTCATTTATTCAAAGCAAAGTCTCTTACAACTATATTAACGAAACTTTACCTCTGCAAGTACCGTGTTGGACTTACAGGGACGCTTGACGGTATGCAGACACATAGGTTAGTGTTAGAGGGGTTGTTTGGTACACTAAATAAAGTTGTATCCACAAAAGAGTTGATTGATAAGAAAACTTTATCAGATTTCAATATCAAAGCATTAGTCTTGACATATCCAGAAGCTGAGTGTAAACTAGTAAAAGATATGAATTATCAGGATGAAATGGATTACATAGTATCTCACAAAGGCCGTAATAAATTTATTTGTGACTTGACATTAAGACTAAAAAGTAATACACTGGTATTATTTCAATATGTTGAGAAACATGGCAAGATATTATATGATATGATTAATAGTGAAACCGATAGAAAAGTTTTCTTTGTATACGGTGGAACTGACACACAAACAAGGGAAGATATTCGTGCAATTACAGAAGGAGAAAAGGATGCTATTATTATTGCATCGTATGGCACTTTCAGTACTGGTATTAATATTCGCAACCTTCACAATATCATGTTCGCTAGTCCAAGTAAGTCCAGAGTTCGTGCCTTGCAATCAATTGGCCGTGGATTGCGTAGGAGTGAAAGTAAGGATACCGCTACCCTCTTCGATTTAGCTGATGATTTTACTTATAAATCTAAAAAGAATTTTACTATTAACCACTTTTTGGAAAGAATAAATATATACGCAGAAGAAGAATTCAATTATGAAATCAATAGGATTAAAATGAAATGACAGATGAAAGTAATACTAAAATTATAAAACTTTCTAGTGGTGAAGAAATCATCGCCAAGGTGGTGATAACAAACAACACTGGAAATTCACCAGTGTCTCCATCATATATTATACAAGATCCTCTTCAGCTCTCATCTATACCCAAGATTAGTAAACGTGGTGTTGAAGAATCAATATCTCTAAAGAGATGGATTCACTTTGCTGAAGAAAAAGTCTATGACATTCCTAAGTCACAAGTTATTCTGATAACAACTGCATCTTTTGGTTTAGTTAAATTCTATCAACATTGTGTTAATAGAATGTATGCTGAGGACAATAATGTAATTCCCCCACCATCTTTAAGAGATTTGGATGGTATTGAAGATGAAGACTTGTTTGATGATTTAGATGACTATATAATATCATCTAAGCTACTACATTAAATCTATTATCCTTTAAACCCAACATAGTTGATTATACAGAGAGTTGGGTGTGTTGTCAAGATGTTTTTTAAATAAAGTTAATTTAATTTATCTATTGACAACTGACACAAGATATAGTATTATATATGAATAGTTGGGAATATACCTAACAAACAATGTGGAGTTATAATGACCAAAAAACCAAAGGGAGCCCATTATGTCAATAATGCTGACTTCTTAGAAGCAATGCAAGGTTGGAAAGACCGTTGCAAAGAAGCAGAGGAACTAGGTGAACCACAACCGCCAGTTTCTAATTATATTGGAGAATGTTTCTTAAAGATCGCTAACCATCTTTCCTACCGTCCTAATTTTATCAATTACACCTATAGAGAAGAAATGATTTCTGATGGTATTGAGAACTGTCTGCAATATGCACACAACTTCAATCCTGAGAAATCCAAGAATCCATTTGCTTATTTCACGCAAATAATTTATTATGCGTTCCTTCGTAGGATTCAAAAAGAAAAGAAACAACAACATATTAGACATAAGATTATTGAAAATATGAGTGTTGATGTAATGGCGATGGGAGAAGATATGGAACAAGCACAATTTGTTGACTATCTTCAAAAGAACTTCTTACCAGCAGAAGCTGTTTACAAACCTAAGAAGAAGAATAAGTCTGAACCAAAAGGACTTGAAAAATTTTATGATGATGAAGGTGCAGAGATAAATGAAGATAGCGTTAATAACTGATACACACTTTGGCGCAAGAAACGATAACTTAAACTTTAACGAATACTTCTACAAATTCTGGGAAGAGATTTTCTTTCCTTATATTGAGAAGAATGGTATTGATACAGTTATTCATCTTGGCGATGTGATGGACAGAAGAAAGTTTGTATCTTATAAGATAGCGCAAGACTTTCGCAAAAGATTTATCCAAAGATTTGTAGATAAAGGAATTACCCTACACATGATGGTGGGTAATCACGATACGTTCTATAAGAACACTAATGATGTAAACTCTCTTGCAGAACTTGTTGAGGGACGATATCCTAAGATGTTCGTATATCCAGAAGCAACTACCGTTGATTTTGATGGTACACCCATTTGTTTCTTGCCTTGGATATGTCCAGACAACTATGCACACACTATGGAACATATTAAGGGAACTAAAGCACAAGTTGCTATGGGACACTTAGAGATAAATGGTTTTGAGATGCACGCTGGACACTTTGCAGAGAGTGGATATGATAAACACTTCCTAAACAAATTCGACACAGTATTCTCTGGACATTTCCATAAGAAGTCTGATGATGGCCAAATTTATTATCTTGGCAATACTTACCAGATGACATGGAGTGATAACGGATGTCCTAAAGGGTTTCATGTATTTGACACATCAACACGAGAAATGGAGAGAATAGTTAATCCTTACACCATCTTTGAAAAAGTATATTATGATGAAAGTGTAATGGATTATAATTCATTTAATGTGTTGACACTCAAGGAAAAGTATGTTAAAATAATAGTAGTAAATAAAAAAGACTTCTATCAGTTTGATAGATTCATTGACAAAGTACTTTCGGAATCTGGAGCCTATGAGGTAAAGATTGTAGAAGACTTTAGTGAATTGGATGCGTCTAATGTTGATGATGCAATCGTAGAGAATGCAGAAGATACTATGACACTCCTTGAGCGTTACATTGATGAGTTGGATGTAACATTAGATAAGAAAAGACTGACAGGAATGATGAAGTCTTTATATGTAGAAGCGAGTGATTTAGAACTTTGATTATTTTTAAGACAGTACGGTGGAAGAACTTTTTAAGTACCGGCAATCAATTCACTGAAATACAGTTGGATAGAAGTCCAACTACACTTATTATTGGTGAGAACGGTGCAGGCAAGTCTACTATTCTAGATGCTCTTTGCTTTGGACTATTCAATAAACCATTCAGACAAATATCAAAGAACCAACTTATCAATTCAGTAAATGGTAATGGTGCTATCGTTGAGGTTGAATTTGAAGTTGGTACAAAGAGTGTTCGTGTTCATCGTGGTATTAAACCAAACAAGTTTGAAGTATATATAGATGGGCAGATGATTAATCAGGATGCAAACGCTCGTGATTATCAGAAACATTTAGAGCAACAAATTATGGGATTGAACTATCGTTCCTTCACACAGGTTGTTATTCTAGGTTCTTCTACCTTTGTACCTTTCATGCAGATGCCAACTAAGGCTCGCCGTGAGGTGGTAGAAGATATTCTTGATATCAAGATTTTCTCTCTTATGAACTTCTTACTCAAGAACAAGACAAAAGAATTAAACGAGGAAACTCGTAATGTCGAATATCAATATGACTTAATCAAAGAAAAAATAACTCTGCAAGAGAAATTCATCAAAGAGGTGATTAACAACAAGTCAGGGATAATTGCTGAAAATCAACAAAAAATATTCGACAATAGTTCTATTGTATCTTCAAGACAAAATGATATAAAATCTTTTGAGGCAGAGAAAGAAAAACTATCTTTTGATGCTGAAGAAAAACTAAAGATTGAGACTAAATTAAGAAAACTTACACAATCAGAAGCCGCACTCAAAAACAGAAAGTCAGAACATGGCCGTCAAATTGAATTTTTCCAGAACAACGATGAATGCCCGACTTGCGAGCAATCAATTACGGATGCAACAAAGTCGGCGAAAATTACAAATCGCACCGAAAAAGTCACAGAACTCGACACAGCAATTGACAGTTGCAAAACCCTTGAAGGAATTGAACAAACAAGACTGAATACTATTTTAACTAACCTTGAAACTATGAGACAACATGACGTAGAGATTGCAAAGATTAAATCTACTATTGTGCAGTTAGAAAAGTTTAATGTTAGGTTGGCTCAAGATATTCAAACTTATGAAAGTGGTTCTATCTCTGATGATGATAAAGAGAAACTTGCTAAACTTAAAGGACAGGTTGAACTTATTGAAGAACAAAAGTCCAAACTAACAGAAGACAAGTTTTATATTGATGTGGCACGAAATCTTTTACAAGACACAGGCATCAAGACTAAAATTATCAAACAGTATCTACCAATAATGAATAAGTTGGTAAACACATACTTATCATCAATGGACTTCTTTGTTAACTTTAATATTGATGAAAACTTCCAAGAAACAATCAAGTCACGTTTTCGTGACGAATTCTCTTATGCATCATTCTCTGAAGGTGAGAAGATGCGAATTGACTTGGCACTACTCTTCACATGGAGAGCTATTGCAAAGATGAAGAACTCAACTAATACCAATCTACTTATCCTTGATGAGATTTTTGATTCATCATTAGATGGTACAGGTACAGATGATTTCCTCAAAATCCTCAATACGTTCTCAGATCAAAACGTATTTGTTATTTCCCACAAACAAGATATGCTTTTTGATAAATTCAGAAGTATTGTCCAATTCAAAAAAGAAAAGAACTTTAGTAAGGTAGTTTAATATGATACAAAGCGAAAGATTTTATCAGTTACTAGAACAGATGAAAGCAACACACGATGCAAAACGACATGATTATGCAAGTACAGAAGATGTGTTTGCAAACTTTAGACACTGTGAGATTGCTGGTATTCCAGCATGGAAAGGTGTTTGTGTTCGTATCAGTGATAAGTTCAGTCGTATCATGGGGTTTGCAAAGAAAGAAAAACTTAAAGTCAAAGATGAGAGTGTTCAAGACACTCTGATTGATATGGCTAACTATGCTCTAATTGCACTGATTCTTTATGAGGAAGAAAATGGGAAAAAGAAGTGAGTTTGAAAGAGTAGAAAGAGATTTCTATCCTACACCGTATAATGCAATTGTTCCATTAATAGCGCATTTACCACAAAAACCATTTACCTATGTAGAACCATGTGCTGGAGACGGTAGGCTAGTCGACCACTTGAGTTTGCATCATGGACAGTGTATTCATGCATCTGATATTGAACCAAAATCTAAAAATATAAAAGAGATGGATTGTTTTGATGTAAATACTAAGGCACAGTATATTATTACAAATCCGCCATGGAATCGTAAGATTCTCCATCCTATGATTGAACACTTCTCAAAGATAGCTCCAACTTGGTTTCTTTTTGATTCTGATTGGATGCACACAAAACAATCAACAAACTACTTGACAATGCTAAAGAAAGTTGTTAGTATAGGTAGAGTTAAATGGATTGAAGGAAGTGCTAGTGTTGGAAAAGATAACTGTTGTTGGTATCTCTTTGAAGACAGTCCACAAGTTTCTCCCATAGAATTCTGGGGCCGAATTTAATTTCAAAAAAGTTCATTTTTCTCTTGACATTTGTTATAATAACAGGTATACTGTATAAGTAAGATGAGTTG